TTTTTCCTGGTTTTTTTATTTTATAGTATATAGTTATTATAGTAATTTTTTACTATAAACATGAACCTCTGGCGGACGATACGGAAAGTATTAAATAGCCCAGTACGACCTCGCAAACGCTCATACGGTGGAGCGGAAGTGGGGAGGTTAACGTCTGACTGGATAGCATCTTCAACGTCTGCCGATTCAGAAATATATAGTAGTTTAGTCCGAGTGCGTAACCGATCCCGTCAATTAGTCAGAGACAACGATTACGCTAGGGGAGCATTAAGAACCATTACCAACAACGTCATTGGTAATGGTATTCCCTTTCAATCTCAAGTAAAAATGCGGCGTGGCGATCGCCTGGACGAAGCCACCAACACAGCCATCGAGGAAGCATGGCAAGAATGGGGATGCAAGGAATATTGCGACGTTGCGGGCAAACTAGGCTGGTCAGAAATACAGCGGTTAGCAATGCGTTCCGTCGTTGAGTCTGGAGAAATCCTAATCAGGAAGGTGAAACAGTCCTTCGGCGGGTCATCCGTTCCCTTTGCATTGGAATTAATAGAAGGAGATCAATTAGCCGAATACTATCACGGCACATTCAACGGAAACGAAATCCGCATGGGCGTTGAAGTTGATAAATGGAATCGCCCCGTAGCCTACCATCTCCGCACCCATCACCCCGGGGATTATCAATTTATCTCTAATGCTTCAGCCGCCAGATTAGAGCGCGTACCAGCCGATGAAATCATTCACCTCTTCCTAAGCGATCGCCCCGGACAAAGCAGAGGAATGTCATGGTTTCACTCCTGCCTCAAAAGGATGCGCGACCTTGGAGGATACGAAGAGGCCGAGATAGTAGCAGCGAGAGCTACAGCATCCATCATGGGTTTCATTGAAACTCCAGACGGCGAACTACTAGGCGAAGGCGTAGAGAACGGCGAACGATTGCGCTCCTTCAGTCCTGGAACAATTGAACTGTTAGCGCCAGGGGAAAAGTTTAACGGGTTCTCGCCCACCCGTCCTGCCACCGGATTTGATTCCTTTGTCCGCATGATGTTAAGAGGCATGGCCGCAGGCGTGGGCATTAGCTACGAGAATCTATCGGCAGATTATTCCCAATCCAATTACAGCAGCAGTCGGTTGGCACTCCTAAACGACAGAGACACCTACCGAGCTTTGCAGTCCTGGGTAATTTTGAACCTCCACCAACCCGTTTATGAAGCATGGCTTGACATGGCCGTACTCTCGGGAAGATTAAACCTACCAATATATGAAGTTAACCCTCGGCGTTATCAAGCCGTCAGGTGGCAGCCTCGCGGCTGGTCATGGGTTGATCCTCAAAAAGAAATTAACGCCACCATTAGCGCGGTTGGTGCGGGACTAACCACCCTCACTGATGAAATCGCCAAACAAGGGGGCGACATCGAAGACTTACTCAAGACGCGTAAGCGTGAGCTAGACATGGCCGCAGCCTATGGCTTGAGTTTGTACACACCGCCCGCACAGTCAGCAGTTGTCAACAAAAGCGAATCACCAACAGAAGCGCCGACGGAGGCAACCAATGACCTTTCTAGCCAAGGGGAATATGAATGAGCAAATAGAAACAACAGAACCAAAACCAAATCTATTACAGGTTGGGGATAGAGCGATCGCCGTTGACCGCACAGCCAAACGCCAGATCACTTTTGATCGGGCAATAGTTGACGAGCAATTTCGCACCATTGAAATTCCTGTCTCCTCAGAATATCCAGTCGAGCGCTGGTGGGGAGACGAGATCCTCTTGCACATCCCCGAAGCCGTCAACTTAACCCGCTTAAATGACGGTGGTGGCTTCCTATTTAATCATGATGCAGAAGATTACATTGGGGTATGCGAGCAAGCGTATTTAAAAAACAAACGCCTCTACTGCAAACTGCGGTTCGATACCCACCCAGAAGCAGAACAGATATATCAGTCCGTGAAAGCGGGTATCCTACGTAATGTTTCCATCGGCTACATGATTGATGAGGCCGTCGAAAACGTCGGCAACGATGGAGATGCCGACAACTACAACAAACAACAAGAAACATCCATCTCCGTCACTCGATGGACACCATTCGAGGTCAGCATGGTTACGATCCCCGCAGATCCTACCGTTGGCGTAGGTCGCAGTCTTATTAATGAGGCTGCCCCCCCGCCAATCCAACCCATAGAAAGCCCTATTCAAGAGGAACAAATCAGAATGGAAATAATAGAAAAAATTGATATTGAAACAGTTCAACGACGGGAGCGGGAACGCATAGAATCTATCCGGGCATTATGCAGCAGCCACAGAATGCCCGAAACTATGTGTCAACAACTCATAGAAGACGGATCTACCATCGAGACAGCAAGAACGTTAGTCCTAGAAAGGATTCAACAAAGACCCGAACAGCAGCCCATTGCCCAGCCCGTAGCGGCGTTAGGACTCACAGACAAGGAACAACGGGAATATTCAGTCTGCCGCGCCATCCTCGCACAAGTAGACCCTACCTATAGAGAACAAGCTGGATTCGAGCGCGAACTTTCAAATGAAATCGCCAAAAAAACCGGACGTTCAACTTCCGGGTTTTACATCCCAGTTCGTGACCTGCGAGTTCCCTGGGACAAGATACAAAAACGAGCAACCTACGCCACGGGCGCGGCTGCCACTGGTGGCGTAACCGTTCCCACAATCTTAGATGCCGCAAGTTTAATTGAGTATCTCCGAAACCGCGCATTATGTATGCAGATGGGGGCAAGAATGCTCTCCGGTCTGACAGGAAACCTTGACATCCCTCGCCAAACAGGAATCACATCTACTTACTGGGTAGGGGAAGGTGGTTCAGTGTCCCAATCCGAAGCCACCTTCGACAAAATTACCTTCACCCCTAAAACAGTGGGTGTTAAATCTCGAATGACTCGATTAATGCTTCTTCAAAGCAGCATTGATATTGAAGCATTTGTTCGCCAGGATATTGCCCAATCAATTGCCTTGGAAATTGACCGCACCGTGATCAATGGTTCGGGTTCATCTAACCAACCAACCGGAATCTTGGTGGCATCGGGAACGACTACCGTATCCCTCGGAACTAACGGCGCTGCCCCCACCTGGGATGCCCTAGTTCAAGCAGAAACCGCAGTCGCTAGTATTAACGCCGATATTGGCAACCTTGGATTCATGTCTACCCCCCAAGTCCGAGGCAAGCTTAAACGCACACTCAAAAACCCAACTGCCACCAATTCAGATTGGATATGGGAAAACGGATCAGACCCCTTAATCGGCATGGTAAACGGATACATGATGGGGATTACCAACCAAGTGCCGGCGAACCTAACCAAAGGAACAGGAACAAATTTAAGCGCCATAATCTTTGGCAATTGGGCGGATGTCATGATTGGTGAATGGGGCGTGTTAGAAATTCTCGCCAATCAATTCGGTGCTGGGTATGATTCAGGGGATATCGAAGTGCGCGCACTGCAAACTATTGATATTCAACTCAGACGGGCAGCCAGTTTCGTGAAAATAGTAGATGCAATCACAACCTAGAGGTGACTATGTCCGAAATACCAGCTAAGTACAGAGTCAAGCCAGGGAAAGTTATCTTTCACGGCGGCGAAAGATTTGAAGAGGGAGCAGAATTAGAACTAATCCCCGCAGTTGCCGAGGTTCACGCGGTCAACGTCGAACTGATAGAGGATGCAACCCCACCTTTACCAGAAGAACCAAAACCCCCCACCAAGAAAAAACTTCCTGAACCAGATGCAGCTAACGGAGAACCTTGACGCATTCCTTGATGAATTTGCCGTCACTTTCACCGTTGGGGGCAACTCGTTTAAGGGAATATTCGAGGTAGAAAATTCACCTATTGGGTTCGGTGCGGAGGGGCGGCGAATCACTCTCACAGCTAAAACCGCCGACACCAACGACATCAACCACGGTACACCATTAGTAATTGGAGCTAAAACCTACACCGTGATTGGGCTTGAACCCATTGATGATGGCAAATTTACCGACTTGGTATTGAAAGAATGAAGCGCAAAGATATCATGGCCGCTCTCGGTTCTCAATTGAGCGCGATCGCCACCCCCAACTACAACACAAACATAGGACAATCAGTTCTTTACTGGCAGGATTACCCTAGCGAGTATGGATCTGACGCTCTTATCTATCGAGATGTGGCAGAGGATACGGTGGAGAGGGGATTAGACCATGAAAATACTTTGCATATCGAGATTGAAGGGCGCAAATTCTCCAATACCCCAGGCGCAACGGCTAACGATATGTTGGCGGACATTATCAAGGCTTTGGCGGTTGACTTGACCCTCGATTCCCTAGCCTTGAAGATGTTCCTAGTCGGCAATGAAACCGACGTGAACACCGAGGGTAAAACCTGCGCCCAGATACTTGTTAAAATTGACGTATTGTATCGAACAAGGATATTTACAACCAATGCCTAGCAGATATTTCATCGGCAAAGGGCGGCTATATTTTGCCGCCAAAAATACCACCACTGGACTACCGACTGATTTTACATGGTTAGGTAACGTCCCAAGACTAACCCTGAATACCAACCAGGCAGACGTTGAACACAAGGAGTCCTACACAGGGCTGAATCTCACGGATAAAGTTATCGCCACCGGGCAGAAAGCGAATGCAAGTTTTACCGTCGAGGAATTTACTAGGACTAACTTGACCTATTTTTTATTTGGTACAAGTAGCAGCATCAGCGCAGCCACCGTTACCAATGAAACCGTAAT